TTGAGATTGACCAGGTTGCTCATGGAGACGTTAACCGGGACGTTAAAACTGCCGGTAGAGTTACAGTAGGTAACTTAGTAGTAGGGAAGTTATTAACTACTGCAGGTTCAGATACATGGCTTCATGACTGGCTCTATTCATGCCAGGATATGATTGCAGGTGGTGGATTGGTACCAAGCCAATACTGGGAAAATGTAATCGTAAATGAACTTGCCGAAGATGGAGTTTCCGTACTTAACACCCACCTCTTCGAAGAGGTATGGCCATGTAAGATTACAGGTTTAGACCTGGACCGAATGGCTTCAGAAAACACAATCGAAAGTATCGAATTCTCAGTAGGTACTGCCGATAAGTATTAAAAGCTTAGTCTATTTTCAACTAAGATTTTTTAGGTGGAGGGGTGGGATTCCTAGAAAGGGCTCACCCCTTTCTTGTTGTTATATCAGATACTATGGATTTAAGTAACCAATTAAAATAAAGAAATATGGAATTTAGAACTTGTGAATTTACAGCACCATCCGGATTCAAGTATTCAATCCGTGAACAGAATGGAGCAGATGAGGATATCTTATCAAATCCCATGGATTCTAAGAATCTTATGAACCTTACCAAGTTTATTCAGGCAATTGTAGTAGATACAGACTTCACTCCTAACCGAAGACTTACGGTAGAGGATGCAGACCGTATCCCTTTGAATGACCGGTACCACATTATCTTCATGTCAAGAATTTTCTCACTCGGTGAAGAAGTAGAATTTGAATATAATTGGGGCCAGAATGGTGGGCTAGTAACTTATGGGCAATCACTTCGAGAAATGGTATTTGAGGATTATGGAACATTACCTACCGAAAAAGAGATGGATGAAAAACCCAATGCTATTCCTTATTATCCAGAGCAGAAGAAACTCGTAGATTACGAAGTAGTATTATCTTCTGGTAAACAAGTTATGTTTGACTTGATGACCGGTGCAGGAGAACGTTGGTTGGTTATGTTACCTATAGAAAAACAAACCAAGAGTGCTGGCTTGATGGCAAGAAACCTAAGATTACTGGTAGATAACAAATGGGAAAAGGTAGAAAACTTCTCTCTCTTTTCAGTAAGGGATATGGCTGAAATTCGTAAGGCAGTATTTGCCTATGACCCAGTATTCAGCGGTAATACAGAAGTAGAAAATCCTACTACTGGAGAAAAGGCTGAATACCCAGTTATGCTATCATCATCTTTTTTCTACCTGACGGAAGCGTAGACCACCCGGGTACATTCACTTATATATGTAGAGCTGAGATAGTCCTTGATTATCTCAGCTTTTTGCGTCTTCCGTATCGAGAAAGAAAAAGATTTAAAGACTTAGCCGATGAATATTATGATAACCTAAAAAAGATTAAAAATAAATGATAAACAGTAGAAGCTTAGTTGAGGTCGGTGTTGCAATGGTATTAAAAGACCGATTCTCCAATGAAGCAGGCAGGATATCTAATTCATTCAGAACAATGATGAATGATATGAATACCTGGAATAGAGGTATTCAAATGTCTGCTGCTAATGCTTTTGATTTTGGAAAAGAATTGGTTGGTGGTATGGCTAAAGCCTACCAATATTCTGCAGGAGTATACGACCAAGTATTCTTAGCTTCTAAGATGTCTGGAGCAAATGCTGCTCAACAGGCAAGGCTAATGCAGGTTGCTAAGGAGGTCAACGAGGTAACACCTCTTACAGCAAAAGATATTGCATCAGGAGAAAGGTACTTGGCAATGGCCGGTAACAATGTAGAGCAAATCGAAAAAATGATTGGCCCTGCAGCTAAACTGGCTTCTATCTTTAGTATGCCTCTTGGAGAGAAAGGTGGAGTTGCTGACTTGATGACTAACATCATGCAGACCTTCAATATACCTTCTCAAAATGCTACTCAGGTAGTAGACCAATTGGCAACTGCAGTAACTTCTGCAAATATATCATTAACCGACCTTGCACAATCTTTCCAATATTCAGGAGCCGAATTTAGAAATGCCAAAATCAGTATGGGTGATGCAGCTGCAGCAATTGGAGTACTCGGTAATCAGGGTATCCAAGCTTCATCTGCAGGTACTGCATTGGCAAATATGATGCGCTATTTAACACTTTCCGTAACCGGGCAGAAAAAAGCAGGTAGTACTATGCTAAAATCTTTAGGTATAGACCCGGCTTCTCTAGTGGATTCCCAAGGAAACCTTTTAAGGTTAGATAAGATTATAACCATGCTGGGAGATAAACTTAGAGGTAGAAGAGGTATAGATATATCTTCTGCTTTGTTTAATATCTTCGGAGTTCGAGGTACCAGAGCTGCATCTGCTTTACTCCAGGACTATTGGTCGGGTACTAATAAGCTTACCGAACTCATGGATAAGGTAAACTCGGCAAAAGGTACAGTAGAAGGTTTAACCCAAGAAAGATTACAAACTCCTGCAGGTATTATCGAACAGTTTAAATCAAACTGGGAGAACTTTATAGTAACTGCAGGTTCTACCCTAGCCCAGGTATTTAGTCCTATCTTAAAACTCGGTTCAGGTTTACTTAAGATAATCAATGATATCCAAGAAACCTGGGCTGGTAAATTCCTAGTAAAGGTAGTTGCTACTGGAGCAATCGTTGGTACAATCTATCAAGGTTTTAAATTCATATCAGGTACTATTCGAATGATTAGTACATTTCAAGCTTTAGCTACGGCAGAGACCGAAGGTATGGCTTCAGGTATGACTAAAACCAATGTTCAAGCTTCGATTCTTGAAGGTCATCTTAGAAATATATCTGCAATGATGATGAGGATGACTGCCTTACAGATGGCTCCAGGTAAATTCTTTGCATTACCCATGGGAGGTACTGTAGGTAAAATGAAGAATGGTAGAATAGCTGCTAGAGGTGCTGATGGTAAATTTATATCTATGGCTGGCCTTGCTGGTGCAGGAGCTGCAAGTTCTATGGCAACTAATACGGCTAAGACTGTAGGTCAGCAGGTAGTTAAGAAAGGTGCTATCAGAGGTGCTGCAGGATTCTTAGGTGGTAGACTTCTGGGATTCTTAGGAGGACCAGTAGGATTAGCTTTATCTATAGGTATACCTTTACTTATAGATGTAATCGGAGGTCTTACAAGTTCGGTAGATAAAAATACTGAAGCTCTAAACTCAGAGGAAAGCAAAGCTTCCATTCAAGAAAGAAACCAACAGGCTTTTGTGGATGCAGTTAGGTCTGCAATCAGGGATGGCTTCAAGGATTCAAGAATCAATATCTCAGTAGATGGAGAACCTGCTGGAGACTTTGCTCCTGGAGGCCAACAAGATTTTACTGGTATATCTTTAGGATTAAACTAAACAATCATGGCAAGAATATTAAATCAAATAGCAGGTGGGGTTGTTGAAAAATACAATGACCTCACCAGAGATTCTGCAGGAGTTCTTACTGGTCCTCTGAATAAGCTTTGGAGAGCAAGAATTTATCTCAATAGAGCAACTTCTACATTGCCTAAAGATACTGCAGATAAAGGGAAGGTATATGACCCTAATAACCCATTTGGACCAAGAGCTAGTTCAAAGAATCCTAAGTTAAATCAAAGGATTCAGGCTCAATATCGAATGGAATTAAAACATCAAATAGAAGGTGGAGTTCCATTTGGATACGAAGAAATGGACCCGGCTAAAGGCCAGAATGTTACGAAGAATAAAGAACTCTTCTTGGTAATGCCAGAAGTAAGAAACATGAATCAGGTAGTGATTTATAATCTTACAGCTAGCCCCTATCAATATATCACTCTTCAGAACAGACCACCTTCAATTGATTTCCGAGGAGAAACTACTTGGGCAACGATTAAATCAATGGGACGTAATACTCCCATGTACCATTATACTGGTAGTGAAGATATAATTCAATTCAATGTATCTTGGTTCTGTAATGACCCAGATAATCCAAAAGAGGTAATTACTAAATGCCGATTATTGGAAATGTGGACTAAGGCAAACTCTTATCAAGCAAGCCCCCCGATTTTAAAAATCGAGTGGGGTAGTTCTGGTATATTCGATAATCATCAGTACATTCTTACATCTGCAACCTATACCCTGAATAATTTCAGAAATGCTTCAAGGACTCGAGTAGCAGGTAAGTCATGTACAATTGAGGATTTAAAGTTATTGCCTGCAGCTGCAACTCAGGAATTAATCTTCAAAAGAGTAAGTGCTTATAACTTATCTTATCAGGATATTGTAACTGAAGAAGACTTAAAGAATACGAAAGGGATACAGATATGATAGACTTAAATCAATACATGACAGGAGCTAGCCCCTATGATGGGGCAGTAGCTCTTAAATATGATGAGGGTGATTATTCTTTGGAGGTAACCCCACCTTTAGTTCCCAATACAAGTAACGATAAGCAACATACAGTAATGGATGGAGAAACCCTACAGAACATTGCTTATCGTTACTATGGTGATTCTGGGAAATGGTATTTAATAGCTGAGGCTAATAATATCTTAAACCCTCTTGCAGAACTCGAACCTTATCAATTAATACGGATACCAATGTATGGCAACTAAGAAACCTAATCAACCAATTCTTTATAATGGAACAGCAACACCTTATATGGCACTGTTCGATTCTGGAGGTATGCCCATAATGAATGCAATTACAGGCATACCTCTTGGCGCTTATATAAGTAATTGGAGCTACAAATATGATGAGGAAAAGGAGAACTTAGCAACCATTACATTTGATACTGGAGACCCAGATACAGTAGATATCCCAGAACTCCAGGAAAGCTCTATTATTTATCTTCAGTGGGGATACATATACCCAGATGGTCAATTTATCTCTAGCCCAGTACGAAGTATTAAGGTAAGAGATTTGGATTGTGTATTCGATTCTACTGGAACTCATGTGACATTAAAGTGTATAGATACAGTTGGAGATTTAAGATTCCAACCACCTTATACACATTCAGATTTATCAGAGTATAGCCTATCTAATTTTTTAGATAATGGTTGTAACAATGACATCGGTGTAATCATAGAAATATTTCAGTAATGGCTAAACAAGTAATAAGTAATAAAGTCTATGAGTCACTACAGGTCCCGACAGAACAAAGTCGAAATACTGTTGGAAAGATACTTTACGCTAATAGCTTTAGTGGAGTAGCTCAAGTACCTATGCCAGCAGATTTAAAAGCTCTGATAGATAGTGACTTAGGATTAATAGGGAATAACATCTTGGTTCAATTAGAACAGAAGATGAAAGGTTATCCTAATGGTCCTTGGTATATTGATTCTCGGGATGGTGTAATTTATATTCATAATCGAAAGTTTACTCAAGAGCCAGAATATAATTACATATATCAATCCGAGAATGGAGAGGTACTTAGAGTATCCTTTACCATGCAGAATGTAACTAAAAGGGCAAAGGCTCAATTAACCGAAACTATAGACCCCGATGATAAAGGTCTTATTGTAGGTTCTACCGATATAAAAGAACCAGAAAAAGCTAAAGAGGAAATGTCTACAGTTACTACTCCTTATGTAGCTCAAGTAGATAATATTATGGTAGTCAATTATGGTAGTGTACCTTATGAAGATTATCGTAGTCATCCTACTACTAACATTGCTGCAGAGATGGAAGCTGAGCAAAGGTATGGAGCTAAAGCTCAGAAATATAATCAAGCAGTAAAAGAATATGGTTCTAAGAAACCCTATGTTGCTTATCAAGCAGGTAAACAAGAGATGTTAGATAACTTAAGTACTGACCAATATAGGGAAGCTATCAATACGGCAGCTAATAATTTACCAAGCGATAAGAAGAGACAACTTCAGCAAATCCTAAAGAACTCTAAGAATGGGAAAGAGTTGGAAAGTAATCTAAGGCAATTACTAGAAAACGAAAGATACCTATTCACTGGAGAATACAAAATGGAATACCTTGCAGAAGAATGGGTAGACCCTCGGGAATATGACCCGGAAGGTATGACACCTTTACACATGATAGACATTAGAGATACTCAAGGTAATAAATTTAAAATTGCTTCGGCTAATGACCAATCTCAGAGAGGTATAGCAGCTATGGAAAAGAATCCATATATTACGGTATACCCTGATACCTATGAATTAAAATATTCTGGTGAGGGAGTTACTACTCCTACTATGACTCGTAAGGTTAAAGCTAAGGTTAAGATTCGAAGGATGAAGAAGGTCCCAGTATTAGTACCAATATATAAATTATATCATAATCTATTTGGTAGATATGGTGGAGCTGATAAAGTAGCTTGGGCCATGAATGCTAATGCCAATGGAGGTCTTAAAACTACAGAAAGGAAATTAGTATGCCAAATGACTGTAGTTGGTAGACCTTCATTACAATCTTCTCAGGTAATCTCTTTAGAAAATGTGGGTAAACGTTGGTCCGGGTATTGGTATATTAAATCAGTACAACATTCAATGGATGCAGGTCAGGGTTATCTATGTACTTTGGATTTGATAAAGAGTAATGCCAAGGCGGGTCAGACTACATCCAAGACTCAACTTAGTACTCAAGATATAGTAAGCAATGATGCTAAGGATAGAGCTAAAACTCAATTTGGTAAAGACAAGAAGAGTACTGCTAATGCTTCTAATATTGTTCATGAGTTCACTTACAGTGAAGCAGTTTACTTTAAGGAAAGATTCATGAACGATAAGAATGTAATCATAGATAAGAAAGGTGCAGGAGAGTTCTTACAGAATAAATTCTATTACGATGAACTTAATGCTAAAGACCCACAAGCTTTAGCAGCAGGTACTGTAAGAACTGAAGGTACTATAGTTACCTCTAATGGTACTGCAATCTATGGTAAAACCAAAGTAGTTAAGGTAGACCAATCTAAAGTAACACCGGCTATGAAAGAGAAGTATTCTTTTGACTGGTCAGAGTGGGCAAGAAACGAATATCTTAATGTAGTAAAAAACAAAAAAAAATAACCGATAATGTACTCGACCGCTAAGTTAATAACCGAAGATGGCCTCGAAGGATTGGGTAGATACTACTCAGTTTATCGAGGCATTGTGGTAGATAATGATGACCAAGAAAAACATATGAATCGTATCAAGGTATGTTGCCCAGAAGTAATGAATGGTATCATATCTTGGGCTTATCCAAAGGGTCAACATGGTTCTATCAATAATGGATTTAAGTTCTTAGCTCCTAAGGTTGGTGATATAGTATTTGTTACCTTTGAATTTGGAGACCCAACTAAACCTCTTTGGGAATACCATGGTTGGGCTTTGAATCAGATACCCAGTCCTTTAGACGGACCAAACAAGATGGGTATCATTACTCCAGAAGGTAATCTAATAACTTTAGATGATGACAATGGTAGATTAACCATATATATCAATGGAGATATTGGAGTAGCTGCAAAAGGTAACGTATCTATCCAAGCTCAAGGAGATGTAAATGTAGGTTCAGGTGATACAGTAATCTTGAATCAAGGTACAAACCAAGGAGTGGTTAATATCAAAGAATTAACCGAGAAGTTAAATCAAACTGTTCAAGAACTAGAATCACTTAGAGCTCTATTCAATTCTCATGTACACTCTGGTGTAACTACTGGACCTGGTTCTTCAGGACCTACTGTAACTCAAGCAAGTCAACCATTCTCGGAATTCAAACAAGAAGATTACGAGGATACTAAATGTATACATTAATGGATAATTACTTTACTGACATAATAGGAAAAGGTATGACTTTCCCTATTAAACTAAACAGAAACGAAAACGGTGAAACTGGATGGTATCCGGTTAATGGAGATATGGAGTTAGTAAGGAATAATATTAACTCTATCCTATATTATATGATAGGCCAGAGATTTCGACAGGAAAACTTTGGGAATCGTCTATGGGAATGTATAGAAGAGCCAAATTCACAAGCCCTGAGTTTTATTATTAAAGAATTTATAAAAACTGCAATTGGTACCTGGGAACAAAGATTAACCTTTAAAGGTATCAAGGTTGCTAGAGTTGATGCAAAGGTAAACATAGAAGTAGAATATTCTATTAATGGTACAGGCTCTATCCAATACCTATACCTTACCTATAACAACTTAGATAATTCATTAAATACAAAATAATATGGGAATCACTAATAAATGGCTCAACCCTTATCAGAGGTCTTATCAACAGATTAAGGCCAAGCTGATAGAATCTCTTATGGGTATAAAAGACAAAGATGGAAATGTACTCATAACGGATTACTCGGAAGGAAATATATTAATCATTATCCTTTCATTGTTTGCGGCAATTGCCGAAGTTCTTCACTACTACATTGATAATATGGCAAGGGAATCCTTCTTACCTACTGCTCGTAAATACAGTTCAGTAGTTAGGCATGGAGCTTTGGTAGATTATCATGCAAGAGGTGCTATTGCAGCATCAGTAGATTTGGTAGTATCCAGGGATGTATCTGGAGATTCTATTGGTGCTAAATTAACTATACCTTCTGGAACTTTATTTACAGATTCTAATGGTAACAAATGGTTATCTTCTAGGGATGTAACTTGGTATGCTAATGTAACTACTTGTAAAGTTCCAGTTGTACAACATGAATTATATACAGAAAGCCAGATAAATGGAATGGTTATACCTTCAGATGAAAGGGTAACTATTACCCTGGGTACATTACCTAATGGTAAGTACTACGAACATGGAACTATGAGTATGAAGATTGGTGGAGAATCTTGGGTATTGGTAAATACCTTTGCTTATTCAAAACCCACCGATAAACATTTCATGGTTACTATGGATGAAGCTTTAAATCCATATATCTTATTTGGTGATGGTAAATATGGACAGAAGCCTGCAGCTAATGCCAAGATATCTGAGGTTAAGTTCTACCTTACTACTGGTATCAATGGTAATGTAAAATCTGGTATGATTACTTCTGTACCTTCAGTTATATCTTCATCAGTAACAGATGCTACTGTATCTAATACTTATGCTGCAGGTGGAGGTTCATCCTATGAGAATTTTAGTATGCTCAAGGAACACATACCTTTGAGTGTAAAGACTATGGGAGTAGCTATTACCAAACAGGACTTCATAGACTTAGCTAAACTGGTTGATGGGGTTAGTAAGGCAAAGGCAGAATACGAATGTGGTAGAAAACTAATCGTTTATATATCTCCTGATAATGGTGCTACTGCTGACTCTAACCTTATTCAAAAAGTATATGATGTATTACATCAGAACTCACCACTTACTACTTGGTTAACCGTTAAGTCTGCAGGTAAAGTAAATATTATCTTGGATGTAGAAGTTACTGGGAAGAAGTCTTATAAAACTTCAGAAATACAATCACAGATTCTTAGTGCATTATTTAATGCTTATTCTCCGGAGAACTCAGACATTGGTGGCAGCGTAAGAATCTCCGATATCTATGCACTCATAGATAATCTTGAATCAGTAGATTATTTACACTTGAAGAAGTTCTATACTAAACCATGGCCTACTACCGTATATGGTAACAAGGAATTAATCCTTGGTCAATTCCAATTAGACGAGGCTAATGGTAGTATGTCTTACTTTATCTCTTTCTCTTCAGGTACTCAGTTTACAGTACGTTCAGTTAAGGGAGGCTTTTCTTATGATGGCCAAGTGGGTAAGACTACACAGATTAGAGATACTATAAATGGATTTGTATTTGCCTTGGATATCCAGAACAATGGTTATCAATCCGGATTTAGATATACCATAACCATTGCAGAACCCAACAAGGATTATACAGACCCAGGTTATAATATTCCGGTATTCGAAGACTCAAGTCAGTTAACACTTAAAGTAAATGAAATCGTATGACAAATCTTAAAAACCTAATTGATTTCTTACCTTTCGAATTTAAAGAGCAAGATACTTATAAAGTCGACGGTAAGGGCATATTAGAAAGATTTCTAGAAATTTGTGGTAACTATTTCCAAGAAGATATAACTAAAGATATTGATAATATTCTAGATATAATTGATATCAATAAAACTCAGCAGAGGTATTTAAATTACCTCTGGGAGTTCTTGGGAGCATTACCATTTGCTAGAACCGGAGAACACAAGGGAGTTCCCAACTTAAGTGATGAACAGATTCGAACTATCTTAAAGTATTCAATCTCATTACTTAAGATTCGTGGCTCAAGAAAGTTCTTCGAAATTCTTTTTAATATGTATGGGCTAACCTGTACAATTACAGACCCAACCGATGGAGAGATGGATAAATGGGAAAAGGTAGACCCCTTATATGATACCGATTATTCTCAGTACGACAAATACAACTATGATAAGATTTATGGTTGTGCTCAATGTATAGAGGTAGGTATTTCTATAAGCGGTCATGGGTTTACTTCCCCCACTCCAGAGTTCAAAGCTTTCAAACAATCAATTGATAAGTTATTCGATAGATTCTTACCATACAATGTATCTGGGAAGATTGCTTATGGATTTGATTTGGCTTACAATTATAAAATTGTAGCTGAACCTCTTATCAGTCCTGCAAAGATTGTAACAGGACATATAACAGAAGTACCCATTAGAGTAACCGTTACTTCTGATTACGATGATGCCGATTTAAGATATCAGGTAACTGGATATGACCCCTCTGAGAATAATTGGAGCTCAAAGAAATATGAAAGCGGTTCTATTTTCTATGCAAGAAAGGGTGACCAAAGATATTACTTTCGAAGTGTAGGAGATACTTCAGTAACTACCTATGTAGATATAGGTTTAGAATATTACACTAAATCTTATCACATATATGCCGACTTGGTAGAAGGAGGAACAGACCCAGATAATTTAGTAATTACAGGTACTAATCCAGTAATCAAAGTAAGGGTAACTGCAAATATGAATTATCAGGGAAATATTAAACCTGTATCCGTACAGTTACTTAATACCCATGAAACTAAAGATTCTGGTTCTGTTTGGGAAATAACTTCTGCAGGTACTTACGAATGGGTTATTGCAGACTTTCCTGCAAAGAAGGTTACTCTAAAGGTAACGGCAATTGCTACTAACTATACGGTATTCTGTGAACCTCGGAATATAAATCTTACCAACGGTGAAAAGTCTTTGATAACTATTCGTTCTTCAGATCCTAACGAAGATACAAGTCAACTTATTGCCGTATGTATTTCAGACCCAGGTATTTTAGTTCGTAATGGTCAAAGATGGGCACCAACTACTACTGGTACATTCCAATTTAGATGTACTAAAGATGACTCAGGTAATGCTAGTAATTATGGTACAGTAGTAGCTTACAGATTAGGTTATACGATTAACTACGATATAGGCGTATCAAACAAACGATTAAACCTAAATGCTCAAGGTTCTGCATCAGTTAATCTTTGGGTTACATCGGGTATTTATTATTCTACTTTCGAAAGTGCAAACTTAGGTAGTTATTTTGATACCGAGGTGACCATTTACAAAAAGAATACCCAAGGTACTTGGGTAAAACTTGGTACTTTAGAATTAACTAATCGCTATGTAGTTGGTCCTGATTTCTACTATGGTAGAAGTACAGAATATCAATTTAATGAGGCTGGAAGTTATAAATTTGAATCGGTGGGTGATGCTAGTAAGTCTGTAGAAGTAGAAGTACTTGCTTATATACCTACTCCTCAATCCTACTTGTGGTTAGAACCTTTGAATGAAGAGGATGAGAATTGGTATGAATTAGAACCTTACTCTGAAGCAGATGCAGGAAAGTATATCAAGGCAGGCTATCAATTAACCAAATCCAAGAATTGCCAATTCTACCTACGTTGGGGAGATGGTGGTAATATGATAACTGGGATTGACTTAGAGGGTTCATCTGAGAAATACAATTCGAACACTCTTATCACTTTCGATAAAGCAGGTAATTATGAGTTTTATTATCAAGGTTCAGTAGTAAGCCTTACGATTAAGGGTGTTATACCTAAGTATATTTTAACTTGTAATCCAGTAAGTGCAGAACTAAGCAAAGATGTACAAGAAGTATCTACTATCGTAACCTGTACTTCAGATACTGGAGAAGTTTCAGATATTGTATATGAGACAGCTCCGGATGTGGTTCATCCAAGCCCTTATCAATTCTTTACTAATTTACCAGGTAAACATACTTTCTATGTGAAAGCTAATCCTGCAGTTAAAGCAGTATTCATGGTAAACCTGTTGGATGTAGTTGATAAGACGGAACTTACTTGGGAATCCAATGATATTTCGGAACAAGGTATTAATATATTAGTTCCGGAAGGAACAGAATGGTCACTTAAAATAGAATAAACAAAATGGAAAGCAGCTCTTTTAACACATTATTTAAAACTGGTATCATTGGATTCACTTCGGAATGTTATGCCATTATCTTTAATTTGAGGTGGATGATTTTATTAGCCTTTGTACTAATACTTACAGATTTTTGGTTTGGGATATCTGCAAGTAGGGCAAAGAAGATTGAAATAAGAAAATCTAGAGCCGGGAGAAGAACTCTTAATAAAATCATTGATTACCTGTGTTACATCTTACTGGGTGCCGTAATAGGTAAAGCCATCGGAGAACCTTACGGATTAAATCCAATAACAGTATCTATAACGGTAATGGTATTATGTTACTGTTTTGAAATAGATAGTATTTATAATCATATCTGTACTTTACATGGTGTAGAAAAGAAGTACAGTATCTGGTCTATCTTTTGGAAATTGATAACCTTCAAGTTCAAGGCTGTAGGAGAGGCTTTCCAAGATATGAAAAACCAATCGAAAGAATATAAGAGTAATAACAATAACAAAGATACATTATGAAAACCTATTTTGATTATGAAGGTATAATAAAGTCTAAGGATGCAGCTGAAGCTATAGCTGCACCAGTAGGCATTGGCCCATTTTGTGGATTTGGTTCTGCAACGATTGTAAATAATGCAATCACTCTCTTGCCTAATGGAGAACCTACTTCTCCTGCATATCAAGCAATAAAGGATAGAATCCTTTCAAGGTATATGACTAAAGCTGCAGATTCTGGTGAAGGACCAGATACAAATTTTGGTTGTATAGCAAGGGATGGTACAATCTATATTTCTGATAGTGCTAATATTAGTATACCTAATATTGAAGGCTCAAAGGGTTCTAATGAGGATGTGATTGTATTTGCTTACCATACACCTTTGGAAGAGCCTGTACAGAACCCAGTACAGTTCAGAGCTTTCTGGAATGAATCTAATTCGTTCTATTCTCTGTACAAGAAATCAGTAGACCCATTATACCCAACACCCAAGGATTCTAGAAACCTGTCAAAAACAAATGTATTAGAAGATAATGAATTATCATATGAGTCTCTAGTGAATAGAGCTATGGCTTCAGTATCTCAAGGTTTGGTAGACAAATCCTCAATGGTATTAATTGGTATATATGGGCAAGGTACTAATTCAATGGATAACTCAGTAGAGAAATATTCTATTGTTCCTTATGCAGGAAAGTTTCCCCAACCAGTAGAATATAATACTGCTATCCATGGAATGCAACAAGCCAATATAGAAACTCTCTTACGACTATTGCAAGGATTCCCAAACTTTGATATCAAGGCTTACATTGATGAAAAGCTTGGTGGTATGGCAGGAGCTAATATACCAAGAGGACTAATTGCCATGTGGAATGGAGTTTCTGTACCAGAAGGTTGGGCTTTATGTAATGGTCAGATTGTAGAAGACTTACAGACACCAGACTTATCGGGTAAGTTTATTGTTGGCTGGTCATCAGGTAATAAGGATTACAATTTGATTGGTAATACGGGTGGCCAAGAAAAAGTAACTCTTTCAACTCAAGAGATTCCATCTCACGTTCACAATTTCGCAGATGCTTACTTTATCGAGGCTCATTCAGATTTGGTGGGAGCTAATGGTACTCAATGGATTGGTAATAACCTTTCTGGTAGTAATAAAACTGATAGAGATAATTCTTATGTATGCCTATGGGACCATGATACCAGGGCTGCAGGTGGAGGTCAACCTCACGAAAATAGGCCACCTTACTACGTACTGGCATACATTATAAAACTATAATATTATGTCTTAACTACTTATATTGTTGACAAAGAACTTTTAATTTATGGATTATAGGAGGAGGGGCGTTGGGAAACGCCCCTTTTCTTTTGTGTTTAGTAGTGAAGTTCTTCTTTAGCTTTCTCTTCCCAATATAAGATATCTTGTTTGAGTTCTCCCATGTATTTAACCGACTTCTTAGTTCTAGGCATATCAAAGAACTCAACCAGCATTATATTGGTGATTCTTTCTCCATCTTTAATTCGTTCTTTAATATAAGGAGGTGGAGTAAGTAATACTTCAAATACCATATAAGCATCTGGAGATAATTTCTCTTTCATATACTTATATAATAATTCAAGCATTTCTTCCTTAGCCTTAACCTCTTCATCGTCATCTTCTAACTCTTTATCATTATCAAATAAGTCTTCAAGTTTAAATAGGTTCTGATTGTATTCTGCAATCTCTCCATAGGCAAATCGAAGAAGCTTATTCTTAAATGTAGCAAGAGAAGAAAGGATTCTTGCTTTAAGATGTTCTTCACTACAAGTACCGTAGTACTTATTAAAAACAAATAACATTTTATCCCAGAAATAAGAAGATATTATATCTGGCGTAAGGTTAAACCTTTTGTAATCAATCTGTTTGGTAAGGTTCCGAATAACTGGCTTACAAACTTTGTATAACCGATTAAACATTGCTTCATCATAATCCTGCATGGGTTTTAATCTATGAAGCTCTGAACCATTGTTTTCATTACATTTCCTCATATTCTTTAAGTATTTCGTTATGCAAATATAATAAATATATTTTATATAATATAAGAATATCAAAAAATTTCACCGAACGGCTGAGGATAAGAAGACTAGATATTGTGGACATGAGTTCAGAACTACATGAGGACTATCAAAATCTATTAGTATATAATATTGCAATATAATAATGTATGAAAAAGAATAAAATTAAATTTAGCTTTGCACCTGACTTTCAGTTAGAGATTCTCAGGTTCATCATTCAAGATAAGGAAGGAGGTTTAGTACTAAGCAGAATAAAACCAAGCTACTTAGTACTTATCGAACATTCCTTAATTTGTGAGGGTATACTTAAATACTTCAAGAAGCAAAGAAAGATACCCTCACAGAATGTCCTTAAACAAGTACTCAGAGAAATGCTAGAATCTAAAAACTATGTTGACCTGGTTACTAAGGATGATATCCCAAACATCGAGAAGGTTATCAAAAATCTTTATTCAATTCAATTATCTGATTCAGAATATATTAAAGAGAAAATCTATCAGTTCTCTACTTATGTTGAAATGAAGAACTTAAATGATTCATTCGACTTAGATAACTTTGAACAGTACGAAGAATATTCTAGAAAGGTAGAGAAGGTTTTACAAAGAAGTAGACCTAAACAGGAGGATGAACCTTTATTCATGATTCGAGATGTTACTGAACGTCAATTTAAAAGGCAGGCAGAACCCTCAGTAGTACCATGCCCATTTAGGCAACTAAACGATTTAACCAATGCGGGAGGATTCCCAGGTGCATCAATCAATGTAATCTTGGATAAACCTAAAGCAAAGAAAACATTCTTCATGGTTAACCTTGCAAGAGGTTACCTTAGAATGAAGAAGTCAGTTTATTATGTGGATACAGAAAATGGTCAAGAACAAATCATGGACCGTTTCATTCAATCCAGTATCAATAAAACTAAGAAGGAATTATATACTGGAGATTATGATAAACTCGAGGCTAAGCATTTAAGAAAACTTGCAAGGTTTGGAGTTGAATTAATCGTTGAAAGAGTACCTGCATTAATTACTGACTGCAATTATATAAGGGAGAAGATACTTACTCTTAGGAGCCAAGGGATTGATATTAAGGTATTGATGGTTGACTATGCAGGGAAGCTTGCTTCTATTGCAAAGGATAAAGAGGATTTCGATAGAATCTCAAACGTATATATTGACTTACAGAACCTTGCTGAGGATTTGCATTTAGATGTTGTATGGACTGCTCATCATATTACTCGTGAAGGTAAGAAACATCAAGCAACCAAGTATGATGAGAACGATATATCTGGTTCTATTGCAATTGTACGTAATGCTCAATTTATAATGGGTCTTAACAGTACAGAGCAAGAAGAGAAAGATAACATACTTCGTTCAGAGATTGTAGTACAAAGGGATGGTCTTCCTTCTGGTAGAGCATTATTCAAATGCGATGTCGAAAGGCAAAGGTGTATAGAATTTACTAAAGAACAAAGAAAGAACTACGATGAACTATACGGTAAAAAACTTGAGGAATCTTTTAAGAAAGGTAATCCTGATGCTGATTCCAAGAAAAGAGAAAGGACAACTGGAGATATATAAATGCAAACTCGGTATTCATGATTGGGTAACCGAGCATTGGTGGGAACTTAGGAAGAGACCTAGAAATATCCTTACAAGGAAAGGAGGTAGGAAGAGAGCTCAATATTATAAGAAATATCGTACCAGAACCTATTGTAGAATTTGTGGTAAAAAGAAGAATGAAAACAAAGAAAGTAATAGTAATAAAAGATAGATGGACCGATGGATTAGCTTTAGAAATATCCCATAATGGTTGGCAAACAACTTCCATCGGTAACTTGGATTTAGAGGATTTAAAGAGAATCCGAAAAGTAATTCGTAAAGCTATAAAGGAACATGAAAATAACAAATCAGTTTAAGTCTAAGCTCAAAACTTATTTCGTTAAAAGACTTGGAGCTTTTGAATATCGGAGAGGCTGGATGAAACTTCCAACTTGCCCATACTGTCACAGGGAATTAAAGATGGGAGTTAACCTTTCCATGTACAGAACTAATTGCTTTAGATGTAATAAACATCCGAATCCTTCACAATTAGTTATGGATGTTGAGGGATTCGATACTTATCACGAACTTATAAATTTCTTAAATAGTGGAAAATTTGATGAGCTTGAATTTCACGAAGAAAAGGTTGAACTTGCAGAAGCTAAGCCTTTGTATCTACCCGAAGGATTCAGAATCCTTAACCTTGGCCAGTCACAAGTTGCAAAAAGCATTAGAGGATATGTCAAAAGCCGTGGCTTTGTCATCTCTGAGTTGTCTAAGCATGGAGTTGGCTATGCGACGAAAGGGGCTTACTTTGGGTACCTTATTATACCCTTCTATTACAGAGGACAACTTAGATATTATAACGCGAGAAATGTTATCGGGCAAGGTCCTCGGTATAACAACCCTAACAAAGATATCACAGGAGTTGGCAAAGAATTTATCATATTTAATTATGATGCGTTGGAGATGTATAGGTCGGTATACATCTGTGAAGGTGCACTCAATGCCCTTACTATTGGGGATAGAGGAATTGCCACAATGGGTAAAGCTATATCTGGATACCAAGTCAATGAACTACTTAAATCCTCATGCGAAAGATTCATTATATTGCTGGACCCAGACGCCAAGAAATATGCAATCAATCTTGCGCTCAAACTTGTTGCCTATAAAAAAGTCAAGGTGGTGTTTTTACCAGAAGGAAAAGATGTAAATGATTTAGGTAGAAAAGAAACTCTTAGGTTAGTATATCAAACAAGGTATCAAAGTTATCAAGATTTAATTCAAATCCGAAACTCTTTAGAGTAAGGATTACCTATTATATTATATAACTTAAAATTAATAATGATATGAAATTTAAGATTGACGGTGGTATAGTAGCTGTTATTATAGCTGTTACCCTATTTACTTGGATTATGGGTAGTATGATGCCAGTTAGAACTTGGTGTTCTAAACCAAAACCTAGAACAAATATGGTTTTTAGATGTGAGATGGTTGATGGTAAAATCAGAGATTATACTTTAAATTTACCTGAAAATGTTACCTGGTATGTAGGTACAAACAGAGGTTCATATTATGTAAACTTTGGTTCACCGGGTATAAATCTTTGGGGTAAGAAAGCTTGGGTAGATGAGAATGAAGGTTGTATTAATGGAGTTTTAGTTTGTAATAGGATAAAATGAGAGAACCCAGTATTCACATTACTAAGTCTCAATTTGAGGAAATATTAAATACCCTAGAGGTAGATAACTTCCCAGTTGAGGCTTTTTTTGTTATTGCACGAAAAGAGGCAATAAATACTAGAGCAGTGGTTGTTTCTAATAAAGGGACAACTAAGAAAGTAACTAACATATTACTAGCATCTAAGGGTAATGCTTCCCTTGTTGCTGATATATTATATGCTACTCGTATAAAGCTTAAGCATAGAGGAGTTCGTAAAATAAACGAAAGTAATACAAGGGAATGGGCTTTATGTAAAAAGCTTGCTGAGATATGTAATACCTTCTGTGAGGATTTTAAATTTGATACCCGAGAAGGATTTATTAAATACATTGAGACTGGTTTAAAGAGGATGACTGATTATCGTAATGTTATGCAAAGGTTGATATCTATGCAGGATAACATTACTAATCAGACAGAAGCTGAGATTAAATTACAGTCAGCAGATTTAGAACTCACTGCTAAGGTACATGATTACTTTGTAAGTAAGATTGCTAAAGCAACTGGTATATATGAATCATATGAAAAGAATCCTGAAAAGTATGTTCACTTTGCTTATGTAGCAGCATTCTTAGAGGAAGAAGGTTGGGATTATAAGGATTTCATAGATGCTCAGTTTGAATCTCTAGCATGGTGTAATGGTCTACCAGATATTGCTCAGTTATATACTGATAAAGCAGTAGAAAGGTATAATAAGTATTTATATAAAAATAAGAATAAAAAATCCTTAGAGGAACCTGAAGTTGAGGGCTCTCTCTGGGATAAGATTAATAATTAAAACATAACGTTATGAAAGCTTTAAAATTTTTAGGTAACAGAGTAGAGGATGCAGCTAATGCTTTTATTGATGTCCTCAAGTATTCGGACCAGTCAGTAGATTATCCTGATTTCAAGGACATTGAACCCATTGCAGAGCTAATGCTTGGTATTGGTTTAGTAGAAATGAGACACTACGACAAGTTATCAGATTTTCTACAAAAGGCAGACCCCTATGAACAGGATTCTGTGATGTATTTGTTGAATAAGTTAATTGCCGATGAAGAACATCACATTAAGCTTATCAAGGAAGCTATGGGAGTAGATGATTCTACTAAGAAGGGTGTAACTGTAATTATCAAATGAGTAGGATAATTATACAGAATGGGAATATGTGCGAACTGGACTTACCTCTTAAGTTCGCACAGAAACTCTATGCAGAGTTTGCCATTCGTCATCCAAATGCTTTCTACTTACGTACAAGGCAAAGAGGTATGCAGAACTGGGATGGTAAGATTCATTATATTAATAAGCATGGTGAATTTAAGATAGGTTTACTTCCTGCAGTATATGAAAAGTGTATTGAGTATGGAATTAAACCTAAAGTTGTAGATATGCGACAACCTTTACCTAAAGTCAGTAA